AACCGCTAGGCTCACCGCCACTGCCTACAGTATTGCAGCTAGAGATTCCAGCGGTAATATCGCAGCGGTATTATTTCAAGGCACAGCTACATCGGCTCGATATGCTGACCTTGCAGAAAAATATCTTGCTGACACAGAATATGATGTCGGCACAGTTATGGTTATAGGCGGCTCAGCAGAAGTAACAGCATCTACCTCCGGCGAATTAGCCATAGGAGTTATCAGTAAGAATCCAGCTGTTATGATGAACAGTGAATTAGAAGGCGGAGTTTATGTAGCACTCAAAGGGCGTGTACCGATTAAGGTCAAAGGCTCGGTGCGTAAAGGCGATAGGTTAGTTGCCGGCGACCAAGGCTGTGCTCAGGTAGCTCAAGATAGATTAGATATATTTGCTGTAGCCATGGAATCCAGTGACAACAACGAAGTAAAATTAATAGAATCAGTGGTGCTGTAACATGACATCCGGTACACAGATTTTAGCTGCACAGTATGTAACCATACAGGACAAGGCCCAGTCTTTGATAGGCACGGGCTCAGAGACTAGGGGTTATGGGCAAACGGTACAGAGCGCAGATGTATTCACGGGCAACGCTGTTACGAAAGCTCAGTGGGACTTGTTGAGATATGATATAATTAATATTCGAGTCCATCAAGACGGGGTACTACCTAATATTGCCACAATTGCTGTGGGTGATCCTATAGGTTACGGAGCAGCTTCACCGAACACTAACTATGACACGCTATTAGAAACAGCTATCGCTAATAGATTTAGAATAGATGCTAGCCAATCAGTAGCTACTGCTAAAACATCTGCAACATACACATCCGCATGGTCAACTAGTCTTACAACTACGTTGACCCTGACGTTTACAGACAGCAATGAAGCCAGATATTTTTTCAATAGTGGTGGAAAGATTAGATTTACCACATCCCTTACGGGAGGAACAGTGACCCCGCAATATACCGCTTGGGTGAATATTTTAAATTCTATTGGTACTAGATCTTTTGGTGCAGATACTGATCCGTTCGTAACATATTATGCCCTGACAAATACTTTCCAGACCTATTATACTAGTTTTGCCAGCAGCCCATACTCCAACAATTCATACACCTTGGAAGCTAGAACCAATGTGGCCAATAACAGCACAGGTACAGCTACCCAATTGTTTTTACGTGTGACTTTGGCAGATAGCTATGTAGATCCAGACGTAGCAACTGGTAATGTAGAACCACCCGGAGATTCAGTGAATGGTACTTTGACCATAGCAGTTTCAGAACTCAAAGCAGCTGGCAGTCTGCAACCATCGGGATCGTTTACAATAACCAGTCCCTCATATTCACTTTCAGCTATCAGTGGTAGTTGATGCTGTAAATAGCATGCTTGATATAAAAGACAATTATGGCCGTAAATGATAAAATCCGTGTAACAGACTATAATTCAATCAGAGGAACTGTGGCCAATGTTATGGGTGCAGGTGCCGGGCCGTTTGGCTACGGACAGGCATTAAACAGTTCTGAAGTCGCAGAAGGTACCAAACTTACTGTCACACACATCACTCAATTGCGTAATGATATCATCAATGCGTGGACTCATATTTTTGGCACAGCTCCCACACCAGTCACCGTGATAGAAGGTGGCACTGTGAGATTTAACGTAACAGATGCGCCTGTAGATTCATACACGGCCATTGTCAATACTATTAACACTGACAGATTTACAGTGGCAGGCAGTCAATCAGCAGTGGCCGTTCCTGTGGCACCGTCAAGTTCTACGTGGCCAGGAATATATGGCGCAGATTGGACCAGCCTTATACAATGCACTGTTACTGCTACTTGGCCAGATGCCACTCAGGCTAGATATTTTTGGAATTCGGGTGGACAGATTAGATTCACAGCAAGTCGCACTGGCGGATCAAGCACTTCTCAAAATACACAGTGGACATCAATTCTAAGCAGTGCTGGCACGCAGTCATATGGTGGAGCTATTCCAGGAACTGGTACTAGTCCTAATGATGCGCAAAACTGGTATAGATGCACTAATAGTCGTCAACTATGGTACTCATTAAGTGGGTCTAGTCCATATGGCTCTAACACCTATAAGATATATGCTAGGACCTTGGACGCCGTAGCCGGTAATAACCAAACCGGTACAGCCCGTGAAGGAGAATGGCACATAGAATTTGTTGACAACTACGTAGATCCGGGGCAGCATCCTTCAAATCCTATACCAGATACAGTAGACTCAGTGAACGGCACATTCACAGTATCAGTGAGTTTGCTGTATGCCACAGGTATTCTAGTACCATTAGGGTTAGGAAACTTTTCAGTAACACTTCCCACAGTCACTATCTCAGCTATAGCACCGTAATTTTTTCCTCGATCTGTTGAGCCACTAAATAAAGTGCGCAGATAATCAAGGAGAAAACATGCAGGATCAGCTCAAAAAAGCTCTAGAGTTTGCTAATTACAAGCAGACTTTTTCAATCCAACGTAAAATTTTAAAAGAAAAAATCGAGTCTAAACTAACATTTGGACATAATGGGGGACTATTCTACGTTGATCAAACATTGTTAACTTTTGTAGAAATGCTAATAGGTAAACAACGAACTGCAGGAGTAGTACTTCTAGACATTAACAAAAATCCTATATTAATCGAGGATTTAACTGCATTTAGAGATGAATGTTTTAGTAGATATTTTGAATCCACTAATGAGTATTTTGAACAGGATCAACTTCTTAAAAAAAGTAGATCAGTAGAAAAATTATTAGAAATATGAAACAGGGTATACTAATCTACGCTCACAATAATCGCACAGTGAATTATGCATTGATGGCGATTATTGCTGGAGGGTTGGCAAAAAAACATTTAGATCGACCAGCATCATTAGTTACAGACCAGGCCACAGTGGACTGGATGATAGAATCTAACATTCATGATCGTGCTTGTACTGTGTTTGAAAATATTTTTATAGTACCTAGACCCGAAACAAATAATTCTAGAGGATTGTATGACGGTACAGAACGTAGTGTGGTTCAATTTACCAACACTAACAGATATTCTGCTTACGATATTACTCCATATCAACGAACACTGTTAATTGATGCAGACTTTCTTGTATTTTCTAACAGACTAACAGAATTTTGGAATATAGATACCGATATAATGATTGGAGAATCTATCAATGACATCTATGATAATCAACGACTAGGTTATCATGATAGATATGTTTCAGACGTAGGTATTAAATTGTATTGGGCTACTACAGTGATGTTCACTAAAAACAATAATTCAAAAATATTTTTTGATTTAGTGAGGCATGTTTTAGACAACTATCAATACTATGCCGATACCTATAGATTTGATTCAAAACAATATAGGAACGATATAGCATTCAGCATTGCTAAACATATTCTAGACGGGTTTGAAAAATCGTCGATAGGTTGCCTTCCGCCAGTGCTAACAATGTTGGACAGAGATATATTGCAATCAGTTAATGGTGATAAATTAACTGTTCTAGTATCTCCAAAATTAGATTCAAATTATTGTGCAGCAGCGTTGCGTGGAATTGACATCCATGTTATGAACAAACAAAGCATAATTAGAAACAGTGATCAATTGTTGGAGCTGATATGAAATTTGGATATCTTTTAATTGTAGCAGAACACGAAACTATAAATTATTTACAGTTGGCATATGCACTAGCACTAAGTATTAAAAATACCCAAAAACCGGGATTTGATCAAGTAGCTCTAGTAATTGACAATAAACAAAAACTTAAAGGATTAAACAGTAGTTGGGTATTTGATCATGTAATCGAATGGAATCAAGAAACATTCTGGGATGGCAGATCATGGATGGATCAACTTACTCCGTTTGAAAATACTGTATGTTTAGATGTAGACATGTTGTTTATGCGTGACTATAGTCATTGGGCAGAATATTTTATTGAACATAGTGAGTTATATGTAACAAATAAAAGTTATACCTATCGAGGAGAGATCGTAGTCGATACTCATTATCGTAAGGCATTTATAAAAAATGATTTGCCCAATCTCTACAGCATGTATACTTTTTTTAAAAAAGATAGCGAAGTCTCTAAAGAATTTTTTGAGCTTGGAAGGCATATAATAAAAAATCCTATAGAATTTTCAAATAATTTTTTGTCAGACTATAAACCTAAAGTCGTAGGCACAGATGAGGCCTTTGCATTGGCAGCTAAAATAATGGACATTGCAGATGAAATATCGTATGCATTAGAATTTCCCCGTATAGTACATATGAAATCTATGATACAGAATTGGCCATGGCCTGCTGATTGCTGGAGTGATCATGTAGGATTTTATCTAAATCAAAAAGGCGAACTAAAAATAGGAAATTATCAACAGACCGATATAGTACATTATGTTGAAAAAGATAAAATAAATGCTGAAATGATACATATACTCGAGGAGATAGCATGGAAGAAATAAAAGACTTTGATGAATGGTTCACAAATTATAAATTACCTCCTGTAAAGTTCGTTGCAGTATTTGATCCTGCTACCGGATCGGTAATTAGTGTAGGGCCTAGTCATGCTTTTAAGGATCAAAAATATAAGGTTCCGGTAAACAAGGAATTAGCGGAATCTATTATCAATGCAGAAATTAAGATTGACGCATGTGTAATTGATATTAATTCTAACACTCTAGAAGTAGCAGAAATAAAAAGTGTTTACAAGATCGATGATGTTCTACACAGAGTTATAGATAAAAAAGATTCCGAAATAAAGAAACCAGATATCTACATTAGACATGATTCAAAACTTGCAACTTTAAAAATAGAAATGTCTACAGAATTTGGCGGAACACGAAAAATGAGATCGGGGATAAGAAATCGAAAAATAGTTTGGGACGGCGATACAGAGATGCATTTTTTTATCACAGAATATAACGATCCAAATGTGCTCTTTGAAATAGTTTCTGTTACCATTAACGATCTTATCGGAAAATATAAGTTGATAACAAATTTTAACTACCCTAAATTCAGTGTATACACTAGAAGATTATTTAAAAATTATGTGATTGAGTACCTATGAAAGTAATAGAATTTGATGTAGTATTTTTAAGCTACGATGAACCTAATGCAGATCTAAATTATGCAGACTTGTGTAACAAAGTACCTTGGGCCAAGCGTGTACACGGAGTCAAAGGCAGCGACCATGCACACAAAGCCGCAGCAGAAGCTAGCGAAACAGATTGGTTTATTACAGTAGATGCAGACAATATTGTCAATCCGGATTTTTTTAATCTTGAATTAGACATGGCAGATCCTAAAATAAAAGTATATGGATGGTGCGGACGTAACAGTATCAATGGTCTAAGATACGGAAATGGCGGACTGAAAATTTGGAATAAAAAATTTGTTTTAGACATGCAGACCCACGAAAATGCAGTAAGCGACAGAGCTCAAGTAGATTTCTGTTGGGAAGATGGGTATCGTAATTTTCCCAGAGTCTACAGTGAAAGCATTATTACAGGATCACCTTTCCAATCATGGAGAGCAGGATTCCGCGAAGGAGTCAAAATGACGTTGTTGGACGGAGTTAAAGTCCCACCACAGGAAATTAAAGAACGTATCTGGTGGCACAACATACATAGACTTCGTATGTGGTCAACAGTCGGTGCGCATGAAGAAAATGGCATTTATGCAGTTTATGGTGCTAGACTGGGAACCTGGTTAGCAAATTGTACAGATTGGAATTATGTTGAAGTTAGAGATTTTGAAATACTTAGAGGAATATGGAATCAATATGGCAGACCTTATGAAGAAGATATGAGTCGAGGATTAGTTGAAGAAATTGCATCTCTAGGAGAAAAAATTAAACATCAACTGGGATTAAACTGGCCTTACTTAAATTCAGAACAAAGTAGATACACTCTTGATCTTTATGATGAAACCATAATGTTAGGACTTACTTATTATCGAGACGTTGCTAATGTATGATATATTTTATGTAAGCAAAGGAGCAGCTGATGAAAATGCATGGCAAAGAATCAAACAACAATTACCAACAGCACAAAAAATAGAATATGCAGACACTTTTCAATCTGTGCAATCTAAATCGTTTACTAAATTCTTTTGGGTTATATGGGATCATGTCATTGTTAAAAAAGAGTTTGAATTCAATTATAGAATAAACGAATGGGATGAAAAATATATCCATGTATTTAAAAATGGAAATTATTTTGATGGTGTGTGTATATTTTCTAAGTCCGCTAAAATTTTACAAAAAGAATGGGATTACAGATTTTTTACAAACAAAAAAGAAATAGATATTATAGCCAGCGATCCGATACCGTATGATGTGGTGTTTATATCTTATCATGAACCTTTTGCTGCAGAAAGATTTTCCGATCTTTCTGCAAAACTTCGAGGTAATTTAATTTATTGGGTCAAAGATATCAAGGGCATACATCAAGCACACATTGAAGCTGCAAACAAATCATCGGGTGAAATGTTTTATGTTGTAGATGCTGATGCTATTATTGTAGATGATTTTAGTTTCGATTATCAAATACCGTATTATGACAGCAACGCCAAGGCCACTGTACATGTATGGCATAGTGTTAATCCGGTAAATGATTTAGAATATGGAAATGGTGGAGTTAAATTATTACCTAGGAAATTAACGTTAGATATGGACACAACTAAGCCTGACATGACCACTAGTATCAGTAAATGGTTTAAATCTATGCCAGCAATATCAAATATAAACGGATTCAATACTGATCCTTTCAATACATGGAAATCAGCATTTAGAGAATGTTGTAAATTGTCTAGTAGAGTAATTGATAGACAAGATGATGCCGAGACACAATATAGATTGGATATTTGGTGCGAGAAATCCACTGACGAGTACGCACTGCAAGGTGCCCGAGCTGGTCGTACGTTCGGCGCGGCTAATCGTACTGATCTTGAGGAATTAAAAAAGATTAATGACTTTGAATGGCTAAAGGAACAGTTTGATGCAAGATAAAACACGCATTCAAAAATTTATTCCTATAATGAAAGAAATTAGTCCAACTTTTTGTTTGGCTAAATGGCATCACACCACTATCTATTTACAGACAGGTGAAACACATAGTTGTTATCATCCAGCTCCGCATAAAATTCCATTAGATGAAATTGCAATAGATCCTAGTGCATTACACAATACCAAAGAAAAAATAAATCAACGTGCTGAAATGATGCGCGGAGAAAAACCTGCAGGTTGCCAATATTGTTGGAATATTGAATCGTTAGGTGATGATTATATATCAGATAGACATGAGCGCAATGCCAGCATCTTTACAGAGCAGCGTCTAGGAGCTATTAAGGCCAATCCGCTAGCTCCGGTAAATCCACAGTACATTGAAATAAGTTTCGGCAACGAATGTAATTTCAAATGCGGATACTGCCATCCAAAGCACAGCAGTGCTTACTATAAAGAAATCAAAGATCATGGTCCTTACACTATGGTTAAAAATCATCGTAACGACATTGATTGGTTTCAAATATACGAGGAAGACTCTAACCCGTATGTAGCTGCATGGTGGCGTTGGTGGCCAGAAGTACGTGAAACTCTTACTATATTAAGAATTACCGGTGGTGAACCCCTACTGCAGGCCAGTACTTGGCGCTTGTTAGAGGATTTAGAAAAAAATCCTTTGCCCAATCTCGAACTTAATATCAATACAAATTTTGGAGTGAAACCTATATTGATAGAAAGGTTAGTAGAAAAAATCAATAGCCTTGTAGACACCGGTTCTATAAAAGACTTCAAAATTTTCACTAGTATTGATACTTGGGGTGCTCCTGCTGAATATATTCGAACAGGATTAGATTTGAAAGTGTGGGAACGTAATTTAGACACATATCTTACAAGGACAAAACTTCCAATTACATTTATGTGTACCTTTAACATTTTAACTGTGACTAATTTTCAAAGTTTACTAGAAAAAATATTGGAATGGCGTGTGAAATATAACGGCTACGAACAAAATAAATGGCAACGTATTCGATTTGATACCCCCTATTTGAAAGAACCTCTACAGTATGATATGAATATTTTACCTAAGGCAGAATTTATGCCTTACATGAAAAGCCATCTAGACTTCATTCTAGCCAATCTAGACGATAAAAATCGTAGTAAATTCAACGACTTAGAGTACGAAAAATTTCTAAGAGTTGTGAAATACA